CATTTCATCTTATGCTGTGTCAGGCTGTTCTGTAGTAGGAAAGCCGTATCCTGGTATGCTAATAACGCTGTACTCGTATAGCTAAAGGAAAACAAAATGAGTTCTACTTACACAGTTACTCGGGATGAAATTATTACTCTAGCTCTTCGTAAGCTAGGTGTTCTTGAAATTGGTACTTCACCTGATGCTGATACCATTAGCAATGCTTCTATGTCTTTAAACTTGCTTATTAAGCAGTTGAGTACAGATGGACTAAAGCTATGGAAAATTTCAGAAGTTATTGTTCCTTTAACTAACAATCAAACTAGCTATACCCTAGGTGGTTCTAGTTCTAGTTTGATGTACGACTCTTTGAATCCTACTGTAGCTATTACTGACAAACCTTTAAAAGTTATCCAAGGGTTCTATCGCAACATACAAACTACTCCGTACATTGATACACCAGTTATGGTAATGTCTAAACAAGAGTACAACGTATTAGGGTCTAAGTTTTCTACAGGTACAGCCAACACAATCTTCTATGATCCACGTAAGTTGAATGGCGTGTTGTATGTGTATTTAACTCCAGACTTGAATGCTCAAACCAACATACAGTTGCACATTGTTGCTCAGATGCCCCTAGATGATCTGACTACTGCATTGGGAGTCCCAGATTTTCCTAATGAGTGGATGAACTGTTTAGTATGGAACCTTGCTGATCAATTGTCTCTTGAGTACGGTGTTCCTATGAATGCTAGACAAGAGATTGCTCAACGAGCAGGTACATACAAAACTCTGTTGTCTGATTGGGATGTAGAAGCTTCTAGCACATTCTTTGCTCCTGACTTTAGGTCTACAAGCAACAACTCTTATGGGCGGTAAACATGGCTACCGAGCGTATCCCTCTTACCCAACCAATAGAATCCCGTAACGGGACATTTGCCAAAGACTCATATTGCTCTAACTGTTTTTTTGAAACAAGAGATCAAAAGCGAGAGTTTGTTAAACGTCCTGGTCTTGTATCTGTTAAACAGATTGTGTCTGTTACACCTCCTGCTTATACTCCTAGTCAAGGGTTGGTAGGGTTTAACAATAAGCTTGTTGCTGTTATTAATAACACGGTATATCAGATTAACCCTAGCAGTTCTTATGCAGTAACAACTTTAGGAACTACGTCAGCATCAACTAGCCAAAGCTATTTTGCTAAGACGTTTTTAGATACCTATTTGTTTTTTCATAACAAAGTAACTGGCTACTTGTTAAATCAAGCAGGTTCATTTGTAGCTACAACTACTTTGCCTACAGCACCCTATGTGTCTGGGGTTGTGTTTTTAGACAACTACATGTTCCTTGGTACTAGTACCAATCGTATATACAACTGTGATGTTGGTGACCCAACTACTTGGGGAGCTTTAAACTATTTAAGCTTTGAACAAACAGCAGATACGCTTGTTGGTATTGCTAGGCACTTAAACTATCTTGTAGCCTTTGGTAATGCCAGTACCCAATTCTTTTATGATGTTGGCAATGCTACTGGTTCTCCTTTAGGAGTAGCTTCAAGTTATTCTTCTGAAATTGGTTGTGCTAGTGGAGATAGCATTGTTGCTACTAGTAACACTGTGCTATGGGTAGGTACTAGTAAAACCTATGGTCGTTCTGTATACATTATGGACGGTGTATCTCCTATTAGGATTTCTACAGCTAACGTTGATCGACATCTAGAAGCTGATGGGCTAAGTCAAGTGTCTGCCTATTGCTACACTGTAGCTGGACATAGTTTGTATATTTTGACTTTACACAACACCAACCAAACTCTTGTGTATGACATCAATGAAAAAATGTGGTACACCTGGACTCAGTACTCTATTCAAAGCAGCAACCAGCCTAACCCTGGTACGTACCAAGAATCTTATTTTCGTCCTACATTCTATGCACAGACTATGAATGTTCCGTATGTGTTAGATGACGATACTGCAACTTTGTACAGCCTGGATGTAAACACATACCAAGACAATGGGCAACCAATCTACTGTAGAACAGTTACAGACATCATAGACAACGGGACTACTAAGCGTAAGTTCTATGGAAGGTTGGAAGTAATTGGCGATAAGGTTGCTGGTACTATGCAAGTACGCCACACTGGAGATGACTATAACACTTGGTCAAGCTACAGGTCTATTGATCTCAATGCTTCTAGATCACAGGTCTATTTAAGTGGTGCTGATAGACGTAGAGCTTGGGAATTTTTGTGTACCAGTAATGTTCCTCTTCGTTTAGATGGTGCTGAAGTAGACTTTAGAATAGGCGAGATGGATCAAGAGCAGCAGGTTGGTGGTGGTCGTTACAGGAGATAACCTTGGACCAAATTGTAGAAGCTATTAACTCTGTTGCTACTAAAGAAGGCTTTGACCTCCGTACTACAGACAGTAAACTAGCTTTGGCTAAAGTGCTGATGAATGAAGAACAAACTCCCAATTCTATTGTTCATAGGTTTGGTGGGGGCTTATACATTCGAGAAGCACATTACCCTAAAAACACAATGATTGTGGGCCAAGAACATCTATCAGAACATATGAATGTGCTGCTCAAAGGCAGCATTAATGTTGTTGATGGGGATGGTCAAGTTCAAACTTTGGTAGCTCCACACATGTTTGTGGCTAAAGCTGGCAGTAAAGTTGGCTTTACTTTAGAAGACGTTGTGTGGCAAAATATCTATGTTACTAATAGCACAGATGTTCAATATCTTGAGTCTGTGTTATTCAAGTCTCCAGATATTCTTAAACAACATCAACAAGAAAAACTTCTTAAAGAATATCCGTTGCATGAAGAAGATCGACAAGACTTCTTGCTAATGGTTGAAGAGTCTGGGTGGACTCTAGAAGACATTGAGTTAGCTTCTAAGCACAGAGAAGATTGCATTCCCTTTCCAGATGGTAGCTACAGCATATGTGCTGGAGACTCGCCTATAGAAGGTAAAGGAATGTTTTCTACTGCTGTGATTAAACAAAACAGCATCATTGCACCTATGAGACTTGGTGGTTGTAGAACCCCTGCGGGGTATTTAATTAATCACTCTAAGACTCCTAATGCAATAGCTTTTACAAACAGTCTTGGAGATATGTTTTTAGTAGCATTACGAGATATAAGTGGCATGGTAGGTGGTGACCTAGGTGAAGAAATAACTCTAGACTATCGACAAACTATGCAAGTAAATAATCTTTGGAGAGGGGATAAAAAATGTCTGCTGGAATCTCATTAAGCACAGTTGCTTCAGTTGTAGGCATTGCCGCAGGTGTCAACGCACTTACTGGTGGTGGAGTAAGTAGAGCTGTTGGAGTTGGTCCAGGGGCTGCTGCTACTGGTGCTGAAGCACAAACTGCTGCTGATCCTATGTCTCCTTATAGAGCTAAACTTGCTCAAATGTACAGCGGTGCTTTACAACCAGGTGCTCAACAAGATATTACCCAAATGCCAGGGTATAGCCAATACAAATCTGGTGTCTTAGACCCTGCTATGGAAGCTGCTAAACGTTCTGGATCAAAGTCTGGTATGTTGTATTCTGGTAACGAACAAATGGCTCTTCAAGGTGTTGGTCAACAAGGTTACTATGGCTTTATGACTGATTACATGAATCGTTTAGCCCAAGGTTCTGGTGCTGTTAATAATCCTGCTCAAGCTGTAGGTATGGGTTTAGCTCAATCTAATTTAAACCAACAAGGCTTTATGCAAGGTCTAGGCGGTGTTGCTACAGGTCTTTCTGGTCTTGCAGGACAGTATAGTAGTGTTGCTGGTAATGCTGCACAAATGGGCGCACCATACGGATATAGTGATTTAGGATTTGGTCAATATGCGGGCGATTGGACGCAGGGCGGCACATGGGCACCATAAGGAATAAATCATGGCTTATCTAATGACCGATGCAGCTGCTGGTGGACAAGCAGCTTTACAACTTCAGCAAAGCATGGCTGCTGCACCTTATGTGCAACAGCAAACTGCCGCTGCTGCTGAAGAGACACAACTCAAGCTACAACAAGATCGTCTTAAAGCTTCTTATGCTCCACAAGAAGCAGCTTTAAAACTACAACAAGACGAAGAAAATTTAGCAAAGACTAAATTTGCTAACACTGTTGGTGAAATTGCTCTTAAAGACGATAAGACGTCTAGAGAAGTACTGCAAAATTTGTACAAAGACCCTGAGTTTAAAAAACTAGACCCAGGTGATCAACAACGCAAGATTGGTGCTTCTTTACAAGAAAGAGGATTAACAGAACAAGGGGCTAAAGCTTTTGCTCAAGCTGATGTATCTGACTTAAAAAAAATAAATACCGAACTTAAACAACACGAATCAAATAGACTAGAACTAAATAAAACTTTAGCTTATCTTGCTGGTGCTAATGACGAACAAATTAAAGAACTTGTTTCAAACATGCCCCAAGAAATGAAAGACAACATTGATAAACAGTTGCCTGGTTGGTCTAAACAAACTGATACCAAACTGCAAAAAGCTCAACTTGAAGCGCTATCTCAAAATGGTCTTGGAAAAAACAGTCTTGGTGAACACCAAAAACGTTTAGAACTATTAGAGCAACAAATTAAAATACGAGAACTGCAAGTAAAAGTACAAGAATCAATACTTGAAAACAAACGGCATCGTGGCGGTGGTACTAGTGCAGATGACAAAAGAGAAGACTCTCAATACAGACAAGCCCGTAGAGATGCAGTACGCATTGAATCAGACTATAAAAAACCTATTAAAGAAGCTGAAGATGCTTGGAAAAAAGCTTTTGAAGAAGACAACAAAAAAAGAGGGTTATTTACTATTTTTGGTGGTGGCTCTTCAGCTATAGAAGACGTTAAAAATAAACCCGAAGAAAAAGCAGGGCTTCAATCAAGCAAAGCTTGGAATAATCTTCAAGAACTTAAAAAAGAAGTTGTTGAAAAGAAACTCAATGTTTTAGAAGGGATGCCTGAAAGCAAAGAAAAAGATAAGCTTTTTGATTTGTATCAAAGAGAACTTTTGCTTTTAGAAACAGCTACACCAGAAGAACCTAAACCTAAAACTATTCCTGGTAAAGTAGCTGAAGGAAAGATTCCTCCTGCTAAAGAAGGGATGCCTACTAATGCTAAAACCCATGATGGATATCCTGCTAGGAAAAATGCTGATGGTAGCTACTCTACTGAGTTAAGCATCACAGTTACTAACCCTAAACTAAACGGAGGCAAACCTACTAACATTCCATCTTTGTGGAAAGGTAAAGAGGTTGACGAAGAAACTGCTGTTGCAAATGCTTTAGCTTCTGGTGTTAAGTATGAAAGTTTTTCTACTATTCCTGAAGCTGTAAGTGCTGCTAAAGAAAAATCTAAAAGAGGTGGTGCTGCTGCTACTAGTAACAAACAACCTACCAAGTTAACCCAAGCAGAAAATGATGCGTTGGTTGATGCGGCTAACAAAGCTATTGATAAAGGTGCTGATCGTGAAAAAGTTTTAGAACGGCTTAAAGCAGCTGGTGTTAAGTTCAAGCTCCAGGAGTAATGTATGGCTACTGACATCTCTTTTGACGATCTCATTCCATCTAAACAACAAGGATCAGCGGCTCCTAGTAAAGGAACCGACATCTCTTTTGATGACTTAGTTCCTAGCAAAGGTAGCACAGAAAGCAATATTAAACGTACTGCTGTTGAAGCAATTATTCCTACTGGTACAGCCCTAGGGGGCTTTGCTGCTGGTATGACTGTAGCTGCTCCATACGCTG